GGCCAGCCAGCCCACACACCCGGTCCGGCATGTCGTGGCTCATATAGCGGTGCGCCACGGAGGCGGTCGGCGGATCCTCCACCGGCGCCGCCGCGACACCCAGCTCCTCCAACGCCTGGTCCACCAACGCCGCACCAAGCAGGTCGCCAGCCGCCTTCGCCTGCCGCACCTGCCGTTCCAACTCGGCAACCCGAGCCCGCAGCCGCTCCAACTCCGCGGCCGTCTCCGGCGTCATGTGACGGCCAGCCGAATCGATCGCGAACGCGATCCCCATCGGCGTCCGCTTCCCGTTGTTCTGCGCCCGGCAGATCACATCCGCCAGCGAGTTCAGCGCCTTCGTGTTCATCGCCGCACCGCCAGGCGAACCTCATCCATCACCGACTCGTCCGACGACACCGTCACCGACACATGCACCCGCACCGGCACAAACTCCGGCGAGTCCGACCACGTCCGCGTATGCAGCGTCCACACCGTCTGCCCCCACGGGAGGACCGTCGTCGTGATCTGCCCGCCCATCACGAACAGCCACTCCGCCAGCACATCCATCTGCGTGGACGTCACCAGCACGCGGTCCGGGAGCGCCTCCCACGCGACATGCGCGGACGGCAACTCCTTGAACGTGACGGTGGTCTCGTAGGCGACCTCGTTGCGGCGGCGCGCAACCTGCGCCTCAGCGAACGTCAGCCGCGCCTTCGGCAGCGTCATCACGAGGACGCTTCTGCCGGGGAGATCGATAGGATTGATACTCACGGTTCCACTCCTTGCTTCGTGCTTCAGTGGGTCCGAGGGGTCGTCTCCGGATACGCGTCCGGGGCGGCCCCGCCGTGCTTGTGGGGTCAGGCGGCGTCGACGTCAGCCGCGGGCGTTACCGGCTTTGCGAACTGAGCGGAGGCGAACAGCGCCCGCAGGAACGCGATCTGTTCGGGCCGGAACGGCGGAGCCTCCGCCGCGATCCGGCGGGCCTTCTCAGCTGCTGCGCGACCGAGGCGACGCTCGGCCTCCTCGATGGAGAAGTCGCCCGCCATCAGGCCGGCACCGCGGCGATGTGGGCGGGCTCGGCGGGGGCCTCGACGGTGCGGCCGGTGTGCTCCCACAGGACGAGGAGGTCGACTCCCAGCCGTTTGGCAATCGCCTCTGCTTCAACCTGAGTGGCGGTGCGGCGCCTGCCGTTGCGCAGGTGGTCGATCTTGCTGTGGTGACAGCCGGCCGCTGAGGCCAGGTCGCGGACGCTGACTTCGCGGCCGTCGCCGGTGCGCTCCATGAGCATGACCAGCCGGTCAGCGCCTACGAGCACCATGGGGTTTTGCTGCGGGCGCACGTGTTCACCTCCGTATACGGGGTGTGCGTTTCCGTGAACAAGGCCGACTGTACACGTGCGTAGTCACTCTGTCTACGTAAACGCACAGCGCAGCGAGATTCAGTCATCGCGCGGGGCAGGGATGGCGCACACGGGGTGTTTCCGTAGACACTTTGTGCTGGGCCGTGAACGGTTGCGCTGCCTGACCTGCTATTTGCTCAGTGATCAAAAGTCGTAACGTAGACATCAGGTGCCACGCGGGGAGATTGAAGGGGCAGAATGCACGCCATGACTGAGCAGCGGACCGACTTCGCCGACCTCGTACGACAGCGGCGCGCAGAGCTCGGCCTCAGCGTCCGCAAGCTGGAAGAACTGTCAGCCGACCCCGAGACCGGCATTCACGCCAAGTTCGGATGGATCGGCAAGCTCGAGCGCGGCGAGCCGACCGAGGCGCCGTCGCCGGCCGTCCTGCGGGCTCTCGCGGTGGGTCTCGCCATGCCGTTGCGCGTTCTCCAGGAGGCGGCCGCCGCGCAGTACCTCGACATGGAGTCGTTCATCTGGAGCCAGGACCGAACAACGCGCGTCCTCGCGGCTCACATTGAGGAGATGAGCGAGGAGGAGCGGGCGCAACTCGCAGATATTGCTGAGACCTTTGCCCGCAGGCGGACGCAGCGTGACGGCAAAGCAGAGGGCAAGTCGGACGTATAGTACGACTTTCCATTACTCAATGATTCTCTCTGGTCACAGTCTGATCAGTGTGGCATCGTCGGTGATCCGCCTGGGGGGCGCTAGGGGATCACCTCGCTCGCATGTTCGAACACACGGGCGAGTGTTCGGGTACGGGCTGGAAGGATGGCGATGGCGGACAACTTCGAGGAGTCGGGCGACGAAGCCAGGGGCGACAGCGCAGACAATGAGGGTAAGTCTCAGGTCGAGTTCCAGATGGAACTCAGGGACAGCCTGCCGGGGGGCCGGGCCGTCATCGGAGTAGAGCAGGACGGCGAGTTCATCTGGCTCGCCTCCAAACAGCACATCAGCCAGCAGGCCGTCGACGAGTTCGTCGAACAGATCACCCGCATCGTCCACGAACGCTGGTGGGTGCAGAACTGGCCCGGCTCACACAAGTAAGCAGGTAAGAGGGCAACACTTGAAGCCGCAGGCATCTGACCTGCGGCTTTAAGTGTGTCTTTGGCGCTCGATGGGCACCCCGAACCGCTGTCAAAGCCACCCTTGGCGTGGGAGACTCCCCACGTGCCCAAGCAAGTTGAGAGCGCCATCCGCGTAGTCCGCCAGGTCATCCGCTGCTTCATCTACGCCCGCATCAGCGAGGACCGCGAAGGCGCCCACCTCGCCACCGAGCGGCAAACCGACGACTGCCGAGAGCTAGCCGAACGGCTCTCCACCCCCGCCGTCGAATACCGGGTTGTCCAGGTCTTCGAGGACAACGACCTCTCCGCATACAGCGGCAAACCGCGCCCCCGCTACCAAGCCATGCTCGAGGCCCTCCGCAACAACGAGGCAGACTGCGTCCTCGCCTGGCACACCGACCGCCTCCACCGCTCCCCCACCGAGCTCGAGAGGTACATCGACGTGTGCGCCCCCGCCGCCATCCCCACCCGCACCGTCAAAGCCGGCGACCTCGACCTGTCCACCGCCACCGGCCGGATGATCGCCCGTCAGCTGGGTGTGCAGGCCCGGTACGAAGTGGAGCGGATGATCGAACGGTCAAAGCGGGCCCGCGACCAGAAAGCGACCCACGGCGAATACGCCGGCGGGCCCCGACCGTTCGGCTACGAGGACGACGGCGTCACCCCGCGGACCCTCGAGTGCCCCGACTGCGGGCGCCTCGGCCCCAAGGGCTTCACCGCCCGCCAGCAGTGCGACGCCTGCGAGGCGGTCGACCGGTTCAGCCGGGACCTCGTCTGCCAGGCATGCGAGGCGAAAGACACCCTCGTCGTCGTGCAGCACTGCGCCCGCTGCGACACCGCGGCCGTGTTCGCGGAAGGCTCCGAGGCCGCACTCATCCGCGACGCAGCCGACAGCGTCCTCGCGGGCGCGTCGCTCAACGCACTTGCGACAGCCATGGCCGAGGCAGGCGTCACAACGAGCCACGGTCGCGACCATCGCGGGCGGAACCTGCGGGTCATCCTGCTCCGGCCGCGGAACGCCGGACTCTTGCAGCACCGGGGTGAGATCGTCGGCCGGGCGAACTGGGCGCGGCTCATGGACGAGCCGGTCTGGCGGAGCATGGCCGCCATCCTCGAGGACCCGTCACGGATTCCGTCGGTGCCGAACACGCGGAAGCATCTGGGCTCGAACATCTACGAGTGCGGGGTATGCGGGGCCACGCTGAAGGCGTCGTCGAAGTCGAACGGCCGCGGTCGCATGAAGCCGGTCTACCGGTGCCGGGACAAGGACTGTGTCACCCGGAATCTGCAGGATCTCGACGACTACGTGCAGCTGATCTTTCTGCAGCGGATCATGCGGCCGGACGCTGCCGAGATTCTCCTCGAGCGTGAGGAGCCCGTGGATGTGAAGGCGATTCAGCGGGAGCTGCGGGCCGCACGGGAGACGCTCGACGAGCTTGCCGCGGCGCTGGGTGCAGGGGAGATGGACCGGCAGGAGTGGCTGGCTGCTCGAGCGCCGGCGCGGCGGCGCCTCGAGGATGCTGAGGCGCGGATGAGTTCGGCGGTGAAGACGAACCCGCTCGCGGAGTTGCTGTCCGCTGAGGATCCTGTCGCGAAGTGGAAGACGCTCGATCTGTCGCGGAAGCGGGCGGCTATCGATTACGCGGTGACGGTGCGGGTGGGCCCGGCACGAATGGGCCGTCAGCCGGGGGGCGGTTATTTCGATGCCGACTCGGTTGAGGTCGTGTGGAAGTAAGGGTGGTGCCCCTGGCTCTGGAGACAGGGCCAGGGGCACCNGTGGCCGGGCCGCTTGCCTGGGGGGCTGTTGCGGCCGGCCGGTCCCGTGGGGTTGTTATCAACCCTTGGGCTGATCTTTGCTGTATGCAAGGGTCGTACTGCCGGATCACCGGATGGTGTGCATTTATGCATTAGACCTTGCGTCAATGGCCGAATCATGATCCATAAATGTACGGTTGGCAATACAGACAAACGATCTTGACCGCGCGAGCGTTGGCGGGTGCCATCCGCCCCACCGCCCGACTGGGTCATCGCCCGCCGCCGGGCCATCGGGACGCGTATCCGTGAGGCCCGCTTACATGCCAACCTCACCCAGGAGAAACTCGGCGAACTGGCGGGCATGGACCGGCAGGCGGTCAACCGGATCGAGCAAGGCCACGCATCCCCGCTGCTCGACAACCTGATCCGCATCGCCGACGCCCTCCGCGTGCCCCTCGCCGACCTCGTCCGCTGAACCGAGCAGGCCCCGGCCAGCAACGGGGGATGCCGACCGGGGCCTTGGTCCCGGGCCCGGCACACCGTCGCGCCGGGTCCGGGAGTCTCACCACTCAGTACGCGAGTAGCAGTGGTAGTGCTTCCCGCTGTGGCCGGCCGACAGCGTGCAGTGGTAGCCGCGGCCCGGCTTCTCCTCCCAGCAGTACCCGGCTGCGCGGCCTGCCCAGTGCGCGGGGCGGCCCGGCGGGGTCGTCGTCTTGGGAGTCATCGGCGGCCGTCCCTCACCAGGCGTACCAGTGCGCGCCCGAGTTCGCAGCCGCCGCCGTCCTTGATGCACTGGTCGCATGCCGGGCTGTGGTCGAGGAGGAGACGGTATGCGGCGTCGCCGGTGCAGCTTCGGCAGCCACGCGGGTACCACTGGCGTTTCTCGCCGAGCCGGTTCATGGTGCG